AACACGTGGGTCATGATGGTATTGATGCGGTATCTGAAATAGAAAAAAACCCGTCAAAGTACGGATACACATGGAGAGATAAGACTCCTATTGATAGAATAGTTGAATCGTATTATCATACCAATTGGGAAGTAAAACAAATAATACCAGATAACGTTTCAATACATGATATGATGAAAAATAAAGCTGTTGATTGGTTAAAACGAGAAGAACTAAAAGACCGAGCAAAAGAAACTATGCAACGTGCATGGGTACATCCAAGTGGAGATTATGATTTTATTGATATGGTAGAGTGGAGTGCGAAGTTTCAATCCAATAGAATACAAAAACTAAAAAGACCAGAAAGTCAAAGTGGTTGGCACATGCACTGGTATAGTATACTAGGATATAATTTGAATGATGTGTATTCTGGTAATCCACCGATTATAGATGACAATGACGTTAGTAGATATTACGATTTTATTGAAAACTACAAAAAATCTAAGATAAATTGGTATAAATAAAGACATGAGTAATATATTCAACAGACTAGAACTACAGGCATTCCGTGCTGGTATTACACCAAGAACGGATGAATCTCGTGCATGGTTTATGAACAAAGCCAAGAACATGAGGTCTATCAATCGTCAAGCGTTGATTAAAGAAGACCCTCTTAAACAGAGGTCTGCACTAAAGAACCTATCTAGAACTGGACTGGTTGGTACAATGCAGATGTTCTTCTATGACCCCAAACACAAAGAGACACTTCCATATTATGATTTGTTTCCTTTGATTGTAGTGATTGGGCCTGCGGAAGGTGGATTCTATGGATTGAACTTGCATTATCTTCCACCCATCTTACGTGCAAAAATGTTAGATGCATTGATGGAAACCGCAAATATGAAAGCGACAGATAATGCAAAGTTTCAGATTACTTACAAAAAGTTACAGGCAATCTCTAAGTTGAAATACTACGAACCCTGTTTTAAACACTATCTGACTAAACATGTCAAAAGTAAGTTTGCAGAAGTACCCATGCCAGAATGGGAGATTGCAACCTTCTTACCGACTGCACAGTTCCGTAAAGCGAACTCTAAGAAAGTTTATGCAGATTCACGAAAAGCTATAGGTAGACGTTCATGATAGCAATTGACGATTTTAAATCACAAGTCGGACAAGGTGGTGGTATGGCAATGGGAAATCTGTACAAGATTTTCCTACCCCCAATCGGTGGTGATGCAAGAGAAATGAACTTGTTATGCAAAGCAACATCTTTGCCTGGCAGACAGATTCTATCAACAGAAAAACAAATGGGTCTTTATACCACCAAGATGGCATATGGGTATGCTGTCGATGATGTTACACTGACCTTCCATTGTCTTAATGATATGAAAATAAGAAACTATTTTGAGACATGGCAAAACCTTGCGGTCAATCAAGAGACCCAAGAGATTGGATACTTTAACGATTACACACATCCTGTTATTATCCAACACATTAAGAAGGGAACATCATTCCCTATCGCAAAAAAGAAATTATATGATGCGGGTAAGATACCTTCTTCTCTTAGAAGTAGATTACCCAGACTAGGGCCACTCGACCTTGCACAAGGCGAGTTTGACTTGAATTTGGTATTCGGTGATGATATCACCTATACTTTAGTCCTAGATAAGGCTTACCCAACAACATTGAATGCAATTGAGTTGAGTGATGACGGACAATTACTTGAGGTGACAGTACAAATGTCATACAAGAATTGGAAGTCCAAAGGTGGAGACGCAAGAGATACTGGTTTTGTACAAGGTGTCGCAGGCGAATTACTTAGAAAATTTTTATAAGATTATTTGGAGAATAATATAATGGCACTACCTAAACTAAACGGGAATCCGAAATATGAGATGTTGATTCCTTCTAAACAACAGATGGTTAGATTCCGTCCGTATTTGGTAAAAGAAGAGAAAGTCCTTCTCATGGCATTTGAGAGTCAAGATACGACTCAAGCTATGAAGGCAATCATTGACACAATTGAAGTATGTGTCGATGATAAGATTGACAAGAAAGAACTTACCACATTTGATGTGGAATATATGTTCACAAAACTCCGCAGTAAGTCGGTAGGTGAACGTAGTAAGTTGAATATGGGTTGTCAAAAATGTGATACTAAAAACGAGATTACTGTTGACCTCGAAGCTATTGAACTCAATATGGACAATCCATCTGAGACAATAGACCTACAGGAAGAAGTCTTTGTGGAAATGGGTTACCCATCCGCAGATGTTCTTATGAACATGAAAGAAGGACTATCACAAACAGAACAATTGATTGAACTAATCGTTTATAGTATCAAGAATATTTTAACCGAAGATGAGAACATCAACGCAAACGATGTGTCAAAGGATGACTTGAGAGACTTTGTTGACTCTATGACTGGTGAACAGTTTAAGAAAGTCAGTGAATTTGTCGCAACAATTCCGACTTTGACCCAAGACGTTGAGTTCGATTGTAGGGAATGTGGAACACATAACAAGACTACGTTATCGGGTTTTACTGATTTTTTTTAGTAAACCTTTCCCATGATAGTCTCATAAATTTTTATGAAACTAATTTTTCGTTAATGCAACATCATCATTATAGTTTGACTGAACTTGAAATGATGATGCCGTGGGAAAGGGAGGTATATGTCACTCTTCTCACAGAACATATAAAGGAAGAGAACGACAAACATAGGCAACAACAGGGTAGATAAATGGCCGAAGAAATGCATCCCGCAAAAGGGGCTGGTAGAGACAGTGATTCGCAAAAGAATCTTCTGAGAAAACTGATTAACGAGATGAATGAGAATCATGCCGAATCAGAGAATCATCGAGCCCAACACATAGAGATTGCTGAAGGTACTCACAATATCCTTAACGATATTCTAGAACAAGATGCAATGCATTTCGAAAAGGATAAGAAAGCTAAAGAAAATGCAAAGGGTGATGATAACGAAGAGAAGAAAGAAAGAAATGCAATCTTTAAGAAACTCGGAAATCTCCCATCATCAATAAAAGACTCTCTCAAGAGAGTAAAAGACGCTCCTAGTAATCTCATGAGTTCTCTTGGCAAGAAAGTCAAGGGATTCGGTGGTATGCTCGGTAGTCTTGCGAAGGGTGCTGGTGTCGGTATTCTTGCGATTGTTGCTACTGCGGGTCTTATGTCTTCTGGTCTGATTGATGGTGAGAAGGTCAAAAAGAATGTTCTGAGTCTACTGAGTATCGGTGATGAGATGAACGTGGCAAAGCTTGCCACTCTCATTGCGTTCCCTACTGCAATGAAACAAATTGCAACTGGTCTAGTATTCTTCTCTGCGGGTGGTGGTATCGCTGGCATGACCCAAGGCGTATTGGATAAATTTGACCAAGGTAACTGGGCAGACACCACAAAGAAAAATGTTCTAACCTTATTGAGTATCGGTGAATCACTAGACGGTGCTAAACTTGTAACACTTGCATTATTTAAACCCGCAATGATGGCAATAGGTGTTGGTCTTGCCGCATTCGGTATTGGTACTGGGGTTGCTGGCGTATCACAATTAATAGATTTTGATGCACAAAAAGTAAAAGAGCAAGTTGGTACATTATTATCCATTGGTGAACACGTGGGTAGTGTTGGTGATGCCGCATGGTTAGTTGGATTTGCACCTGCTATGACTTTACTGGGAGCGGGTCTCGCTGCCTTTGGTCTAGGTAGTGGTATTGCTGGTGTCTCACAATTAGTAGGTTTTGATGCACAAAAAGTAAAAGACCAAGTACTTACATTGTTAAGTATACCCGAAAGTGTAAATGAAGGCACTCTTGGTTTGTTGGCCGAATCTGGTGGGGTTGCACTTGCGTTAGCAGGATTAGGTGCTGGACTTGCCGTCTTTGGTGGTGGTCAAGTAATTAAAGCACTCGGTGACTTCTTTTCAAAAGATGACTTTGCGGATAATACTAAGAAACAAGTAGAAACTCTATTATCAATTGGTAGTGGAGAAAATGCAGATGTTGATGTTAGAGCGGGTAAAGTAAAAGCTGCAATGACATCTCTGAGTACTGGTCTTGCATTATTCGCTGGTGGTAATCTGGTCTCGTCTCTTGCAAATGCAGCTACTGGTATTCTGAACTTCATTAGAGGTGGTGAATCACCCATCGAACAGATGTTGAGTATTGCAGACAGACAGGTTGAGATTGATAAGGCTGCGAGCGGTATTGCACGAATGGTCAAGGCACTTGAACGAATGTCTAACATTAATATCGGTGCTGGCAATGTAGACATTGAAGGTATGTTACAGAACTTTGGACATCTACCCGCATTGTTAGATGGTCTTGCAAATGGTGGTAAAGTAAGTTTCCAAGATGCGGGAGTTGGTAAATTTGATAAAGAAATTGATTTTGGTAAAGGTATTCTCCATCCAGACCTAAAGGTTCCAGAAGTCTCTGCAAAGATGACTGAAGTCAATCAGGCGTTAGGATTCGCTGCACCAAGGAATGCTGCAATGGCCCCCGCACAAGCACAAGCAAATCAAAATAGTGGTACTGGTGGTGTTGTCGCTATTGATGCATCTAGTAAGGCAACCACAACAAACAACAACAGTAGTGCAATGGTTGCTTCTCCAGAACCCGCTACTGACCAACTAGACAAAACCGCACCATAAAAAAAGGGAGACCGAAGTCTCCCCTTTCCAACGTAACTAGTATACGTTTAGTCTTCAGCAGCAAGTTTCGCAAAGTATGACAATGTGTCATCTTCACCACCCGCAGCTGCAATCGTTGGTTCTGGTGCAGTGTTAGACACTACTACAGGTTCCGCAGATTTGATTGGTGTAGACTCAGCAGTTTGAGTCAACATGTCGTTCTTGACAGTTGCACCAGCGCCAGTTGACTGACCTAATACTACCTCAAGACGTGCCTTCAACTCATCATATGATTTGTATGAAGTCGGTGCAACAAACTCAGACATATCATGTAACTGATTATATGTTGCTTCGAGTTTAGTCTCATCAGCATCAAGCAATGCAGAAGTGGACTTGAACTCCGACTTATCATAGTTACGGTATCCCGCAACATTACGAATCTTCAGTTGGAAATCTGCACCCAACCAGAAGTCGAATGGATTTACTGGAGTTTCGCCAGGAAATTGTGGTTGCATCACATCCATAATCTTGTCAAAGATTTTCTTACCGAAGTCGTAAAGGAATACTTTACCTTCGTTAGCAGGATTAGTT